ATAAAAACATAGGAAAAAACAATGAGAAGATTTTATGTTGAGTACATCTGTAACGATTTGAATCAATGTTTGTATGTTTTTGCTTATAGCAAAGATCAGATTGAAGAGATGTTTCAAGAATATAAAATTGTAGCTGTTGATGAAACAGAATAATGAGTAAACTAGATAACTATTACCTAACAATCCCCTGCTGTATTAATGCGGGGGATTCCCCTTGTAACAACAAAGCAACAGTTATATTAGATAGAAAATATTTCTGTGCTACACATGGTTTAATATACCAAAAGGAAAAAGATACCAATGGCTATACACGTAAGCAAAATGACAGGAAAACTAGAAACATTCAAAGCTATTAATTCTAATACTTTAACTAATAATTTCTGTCAAAAAATGTCTACGTCTAAACGTAAGAATATTATTTGTACAGAATGTTATAGTGTATCAATGCTAGAAGGTTTCCGTAGAAATACAGTTCCTGCATTAGAACGTAATACTGTTTTATCTCAACGGCCTATTACTGAGACAGAAATAGAACAGGTTAAAAAAGATTTAGGTAGGGAAACTCATGTTCGTATACATGGACATGGTGAAATAATTAACTGGCAACATGCTGTTAACTTACTTGTTATTGTTGAACGCAATCCTCGTATCATGTTTGCATGGTGGACTAAGCGTAAAGATATTATAAATAAATTATTTACCAGGACGGGTAAACCTAAAAATCTTATTATGATTTACAGTAATCCGTTTGTGGATAAGGTATTAGATACACCGCCTAACTGGTTTAATAAAACATTCAATAATGTTAGTAGTCATCCTGATGAAAACTGTACAGGACAGAAGTGTAAAAACTGTATGGTATGCTATACTATTAATGATACTAAAACCATAATTGAAAAGGTAAAATAATATGTATAAAATATTTATAATAATGTTTCTGTTTACACCAGACCCAGAAGGATTTGATTCTATAACTATTAATACAGATAACGGGATGCCATTAAGATTTGAAACAAGAGAAGAATGTGGAAGTTATATAGATAAACATCTAGATAAATTAAAAGAGTTTGGTAAAGAACAATTTAATAACAATGGTGTAGTTAAAAGTATCCATTGTATAATAGATAAAAATAACATCGGGGTGTAAATCATGTGGTATATATTAGCGTTAGTACTAATACTTGAAACAAATAAACCAGAAATATTAGTAAATATGTCTGTTGTTTTTCAAACAGAAGAACACTGTAATAATTTTATTAAAACATATAAGAGTGCAATGTTAACACAATTTAAACTAGATCATCCTAATATGCATTTTAAACATTATGTGTGTGTGGATAATGAAACAGGTAGAGAAATACAACAACAACTCTATGGAGTGGGAGATAGAGATAGTGTTAATAAAAGTTAGACGTAGCAAGGATTTCTTTACAAAAGATAGTCCGTATAAACCTAAAACACATAACAAGAAAAATAAGAAGAAACTCTCTAAAGAATATTGTAGGAATAAGGGTAGAGATATAAGGGTAGAGGAATATTATAAAGATAAGGATAGAGGAATACGTCTAGACATATCTATATAGATATCTTTATAATATTCCTCTGCCCCTCTCTCCGTTCATCCTAGCACGTCCCGACACGTCAGTCAAGGGGTTGACAAAAATTTTTTTTCGGTCCAAAATCCCGACGCGATTCGCAATCATAACCAACAGGAGATTAATATCATGGTTAGAATACAAGTTATTTGTGAACATTGCCTACATGAAACTATCGTGACCCACTTAGATTGGACACACTTATCATGTCCTCATTGTCACGAGCCAATAAAAAATAATTTATACCAAGAAGAAGATTACGACGATGTTTAACAATACGTTAGCAATAGTTCGTGACTTCTTTACAGAAGAAGAGCGTAATAAAATGGTTGTAGATTTCTTATATAATAAAAAGAAATCTTTCCCGCCTAAGTCCGACATTGGCAGAACCATAAAGAATGCAATTAAACAAGCAAACAAAGATAACGATTGGTATTTTAATCTGGATAGGATTGAACATATTAAGTTGTATCATATGGACAGCTTGCAACCTTCCGCATTCCCTGTATCTGCCCCTGTCTTGGAACGTCCTTTAAACAAAGGCTATCATCAAAAGCAAAGAAAGATTGTAGCCTTTAGTAAGATCAATGATAACGTAGAGAATGTATACGGTGGTGATCTTATTATTAAAAGACTTGAGACAGGCATAGATCAAAACATAACAAACAATACTCAAGCAGGAGACTTAGTTATATTTCCTGCATTTATTCCCTTTCATATTCTGCCAGTGCAGCAAGATGAAAGAGCTATTTATCTTCAATGTATTATACAAGGATTATCTTTCCGATGAGCATGATTGAAAAACGTAGAACTACGCAGCGCGGCATGATTGAAATATTAAAAAATAATGTGTTTGAATTACAAAAACAATTAAACAAAGCATACAAAAGAATAAAGGAGTTAACAGAATTAGACAAAGTGTATCGTGAATGGGGTTACTATGTAACTTATGATGAGAATAATAATCACTATCTTAAAAGTAAAGTAAAGAAGTTAGTTGTTTATCCTGGTAAAAAATTATCTATGCAAAGACATTCAGGCCGAAATGAATTATGGTTTTGCGCTGAAGGCTTAGTTGATGTTCATACTATTGTTCCTCTGACAACAGAGAATTGGGATAGAACAAAGACATTGACATGTGGTATGACTTTTGATATTAACGCTGGTGATTGGCATCAGTTGGTAAACAACACTTCTAGTCGTGCCATCATTTATGAAATCCAATATGGAGATGAATGTAATGAGTCAGACATTGAACGAAAAAGTTTTGTTTGATAAGAAGCAAACTAAAAAGATTGAAGACTATTGTAACGCAGTATTTGATGGACTTAGAGGAACAGGAGCAAAGCAAAGAGTACAAGACCCTAATAGAAATGGACGCGAAGTAAATCTACAAGGAATGGCAGCAGAGATTTGGTTTAAAGAAAAGCATAACATTCCATATAGTTTAGAGCTTGATAATGTAGATGTAGCTCCTCGTTCTTATTTACATGACGTTGACGTTCTTGTTGATGGTAAAGTGTTTGAATTAAAACAAACATCTTATGATACAGGATGTCTATTTCTTAACCATATAGATTGGTATGGTAAACCTAAGAAACTTATAGCTGATATATACGTGTTAGTTATAGGTAAGTTCCCTAATTATGACAGAGAACTTTACATAACTCGTGAAGAGTTTATACTAATTAATCCTGAACCAAGAATGCACAAGCGTATCGGTAAGATAGGTTTGTTTGCAGAACAATCTGATATGCACTCAACATTAAAGGAGGCGTTGAACTACAATGTCAGAAATAGTAAAGGCACATCAACCCTGTCCTGATTGTGGCAGTAGTGATGCATTAGCTGTATACGAAGAGAATACCTATTGCTTTTCTTGTGAAGCATACCGCAAATTAGATAGCAATGGCGAAGTTGAATCCAATATAACTTACATGGATAAAGGAAATTTTAAACCAATGGCTACAGTACAAGAAAGATTTAAATCAGATCGACTACGCTTCTCTCCTATTATAGATCGTAAGATTGAAGTTGATACTTGT